ATAGCTACACCCATTGGCGAGCTTGGGTGGTCGGCGACTTCTAGTGTCATATAAGCTTCTATGTCTTTATCATCAAGCTTATAAGTGGTAGAACCTACCAAGCGTAGGTTGACGGTAGGTTGCACCAGGGTCATAGCGTTGGACATATCAGTAAGAATTGGAATGCCAACAGTTTTATTGTTTAACTTAGCTGTTAAAAGAGCAAATCCGTTACCTTGAATGTTGTCAAATATGACAGGTTCATCAATTGTTATTTGTTTTGCCATTTTTGTCTCCTGTCAAAACGATGATTGTTGTTTTTAGAGTATCCAACGTCATTGCGCCACCGTTTATTCTGTTTCTTTTCGTGGGAATTTTCCTCATCCCACTTACGAACTTTGCGTTTACGTCGATTGTTATAAACGTTTTGGGTGAATTTACCGGTTGAAGTCTTTTTAATCTTATCAAATTTCGTCTTGGCGAATTTTTCGTACGGGCTTTTATTACGGTTTTTAAGTCGTTTATCTTTGAATAGATAGTAATGTCCGGTCGGTGAACGCCAGAGAACGATTGGCATATTGGACAACTGTTTAATTGGGTCTTTTCGGCTGGGCATATCGAAGTGGTATTGAGACGCAATCCACTTGGCCTGTATTTTATTCAGCCACCACTGACCAAAATCGGCTTTTTTTGCAAGTTTGAGCTCTTTTATAGCGTTAAATTCGTTAGGTATAAATTCGCTCATAGGGAATTCTTCGAGGTGGGTTGACCTCCATGCCGAAATTAAGCGGTCGGTCGTACGGTCATTACCGCGCTGTTTTAGTGCGTCGTTCTTTGCTTTCTGTTTACGTCTGGATTTGTTGGCGTGTGACATACCAGGAATAGCCAAACTTGGGGGTTTTGGCATTCTTGGTTTTTTGAGATTAACTTTTTCGCAAATGGTCTGATAATCTAGGAATGTTATGTGTTCTTCGACCGGGGGTGGAACGGCTTTTGCTTGTTTAGTAAAATCTTCGATTGCTTTTTCCACGTCTGCCACGTCTGTTGTTTTGATTTCTTGGTCCGGTCCGGCTATTTTCTTCAATTCATCTATTAAAGCCCAATAGTAGTAACGTTCCATGAGCTTATAGATAATGTTCTCTGGCAATTCTTGGCGACTCTTTATTTTGTTTAACTCTTCTGGTGTAAGCGGGCGCTCAAACGCGATTTTACGAAGCTTATGCATCTCTTCGCGTGTGGTTGCCATCATGGCTATGGCCTTTTGGATTTCCCAGAGTTTAGCTTCGACCATTTGTTTAAGGTTTTCAACCTGGTCTTTGTCTAAGTTCTTGAGTATATTAATATCGATGATATCGCGCCGGATTTGCATTGCTGCTAAGTCGAGATTTGACACTTTCTTAGCAAACTCTTGCATATATGCATTAACATCGGTTGTATATTCTGGAGTACGCTTAATCCACTTTTCGTTCTCAAAATCGTAGATATTTTCAAATTGGTCTGAGATGTCTTTACCGGGCTCTACAAATGTTATGTGGTAATTCACCGGGTGTGATGATTGACCACCCATTTTACCACTGAGGCTACGAACGAGTTCCATCAGCTTGGATTTTGTTATTTCGTCAGTTGTGTTTGGGTCAACCTCCATAGTCACGTCAATATCACTATCATCATTGTATCTGCGAGTAAGAATACTACCAACAATGTACGCCTTATTAATCATGGCGATTTGGCGAAATTCGTCTAATCCCATTAATATCTGCTGCTTTATCGAATTGACCAACTTTGGTTCGTCTGAAAGGTCGTCTGTAAACACCTTCTTATCTAGTGTTTTATGTGGTATGTCGATTACGGATTCGGATATAAACTGAAGGAAGTTCATGGTGTTCAGTTGTATTTATTTTGACGAAACCGAATATCACAAAATAAAGCGATTTATAAACATAAAAAAAAAGAACCCCCGGTCGAGCCGGGGGTTTTGACATCCAGTCTTTCGACTAGGATTAGAGGAACACCGTCTTGCGTCCGGTATTGCTGTAGAGGCTGTCCATCTGTTCGCCGAGACCGGTAACCACGATGAGGTGGTAGAAAATCTCGGAACCGAAGATGTGGTCCACAACGCCGTAACGGGTCATAAGACCAATACGCGGATTGAAGGTGTTGGGTTGAATAGCCCGCTGTATCATAACTGGTATGTAGGGGCAGAAAACTATTCCGGTATCATAGAACTCAGCGCCCTTGTAACCGAGCAGAGCGTATTCAACCGCATTTTCACGGTCACCCATGTCATACTGGGCTTCGGTACGGGTGTCGCGGTAGAGCGTGAAGCGTCCACCAACAGTACCGACCTTAGCAACACCAGTCTGAGCGGTGTTAACGGAGGATGTGGCGGTCATGACCTTGAAGTCGGGAAGCTGCTCAAGCATCGCGCAAACACGCGGAGTGGCGATGATGAAGTTAGCGGGGCCACGGCGGGAATTGATGGCGATACGGTTGGCCTCGACGATGAGACGCGCGTAGAAGTCACGGCAGCGCTCACCGAACCAACGGCCATCAGCCTGACCGCAATCCCAGAAGGAGAATCCCTTGCCCTTGGATGGGTTGGAGAAACCGGTCTTGAGGCAGATGTGAATCATGCGGGTAAGCATTTCACGGTCAATCTCGGCCTGAATCTCATACGAAAGAGTATTGGTCATTTCGTTGTCGATTGTGATGCCGTTCATGGCCTTGAGGTCCTGCTCAAGTTCGGTTGACCAGTTGGCCGCAATCCTACGGGTTCCGGCTTCAACAGCGGTCTTCTCAATCTTGATGGACATCTGAGGAATCTTGCCGGTCATCTCGAACTGAGCGAGCAGACGAGCAACACCCTTGTCCTGAGCGTTTATAAGAGCAGAAACAGCCTCAATCTGAGATGCACTGAGACCTTCCTTGTTGATTTCATCAAACGCAGACGTGGACATGCCGGTGTAGTCTGTGAAGAGACGGTTGTAACCGGCTTCGTCGATATCACCAGACGGAACAACCTGATGACCAGGGTCACCCTTCTTATGGTACCACCATGCATCTCCGCCCTTGGGTTCGGGGAATCCCATACCGCTGAGAGCGCGGTCATTTGAGGCCCAACCATCAAGAGGCTCTGGGTCGTAGGTGTAACGGAGCGCGAATGCAAGGCCGACAGGGCCAGACATCGGCTGGACACCGACGATTTCGTTGGTGATGAGTTCGGGGAATGTACGGCGAATCATCGGGATTAGCACCTTGGGGAGACGAGCGTCGCCCGGGGCGTAACGGTCACCGGAGAATGTACCGGCTGTGGGCTGGTAGTTATTACCAAAAACGCCACCTTGCTGAGCCAGAAGACCTTCCTCGGTCAGATAGCGGCTCTCGTTTTCGAGCAGCATAGCCGTGGACAGGCGCTTGTGGGACTCTTCAATGGGGGCGACAGTGTTGGAGGAAAAATCGAGTACCTTCTTCCACTTGGAAACGAGGGCCTTTGCGACATCCTTTTCAATGAGTTTTGCGTTTTGCATAGTCGTTTTACCTATTGTAAGTAAAGTTTTTGAACCTTGTGGTGTTTTTCCGTCTGGACCATCACCTGATGGTCTACATCCGGGTTTTACATAACATCACTTAGTCCCTCAAGACACATGTTCACATCGCTCGACTCCGAGACGATGGACTGGTCTTCAACATTTTCCGTGATAACCGGCTTGGAAGCGCGGGGAGTGCGGTCAACCTTTTGGTTCAACGTGCGGGATTCTGTGAGACTCCCGGTACGCATTGCCTCGCGGCGGTCGCGCTCATTCTTATTGTACATTTCCAGGACGTAATCGAAGTTCTGTTCGATTTCGTCTGCTGTTCGCCCGGCGAATTTGCCCATGATAAACTCGCGCTTTTCTGCGACGAGTCCGGCGGTTTTTTGCTCCAGCACAAGCTGGGCCTTCTGGGCTTCTACCTGCTCTTTGAGCTGGGCGATAGTAGCATCCTTGTCGGACGCATCTTTTTTGAGTCCGTCGATTGTGTCATGCGCTTCCTTAATGGCCTCTTTAACGGTGTTGTCAACGTATGTGACATCAAGACCGACCAAGTCACGTATCTTGGCGAGGGCACGTACCGCTCGTGTATTTTCGACGGCCTCCTTGAGCATGTCTTGAGGAAATGTCTTATCAAGATACATCTCAAGAAAATCTGAAACCTGCTTATTGAGTTTGTTGCTGTATTCTGTAGCAGACTCATTGAGTTCACGGTCATACTTCTTAGCAACGTTGGAAAGCTTCTTGGCGAAATCCTCGTCGATGGATTCGACCAACTTCTTCATTTTGGAAGTATGGTCAGCGTCGAGCTTGGAAAGAAGATTCTCCAACATCTCAGCGTGTGCTTCATCCATCTTTTGGAGTTCATTATCAACCGCCATCTCAACACGAAGATTAACCTGTTCATTAACCGTGTTGTCAAACATTTCAGTTATTTTGGCGGCGAGTTCGTCGGAAACGATGTCCTTTCCGAGCTCTTCCTGGATTACATTACCGACTGTTTTCATTATTACTTCTTCTCCTTGTTGCCGGATTCTACAATTTTGTGAATGCGGGCTTTTACCTTCTCCGACAGCGCGGAGCGCAAATCATTTCTGGCAGCCGCATAATTCTCGGTAGCCAGATTTCGGATAAACTTACCTACGTATTTTTCTGCTTTCATCGAAACTATTTATCCGTCCTTCTAAAATTACTTATTCAGAAACCCTTCCAGATATGGTTTTAAAGAGTTTTGCGAAGCGTTCCATAACGAATTGGTCGCGCTCTTTACCTGGAGGTGGCAATTTATTTGTGTCTCGTTCGAACTGCTCAAATGCAGCTTCGATGATTCTGCCAGATGAATCTAACACATATTGTTTACTTTCCATTACAGATTCGAGCATCGCGGGGGCCGACGGTTCCATTACAAGGTCAAGACAAATAAGGTGGAAATTTTCGACTAGGTTGTTTTCACCCTGTGGAACCAATTTGCCTAGGGCTCGCGATGAAATCCCGAGACGAACGCCATCTGCGAGTAGGTTTTCGACAATTTTACCGGATGGCGTAGAAAGAATCTTGGTCTTCCCGTAGAACATGTTACCATCACGATGCATTTCTACCACCATGTGACACGCATTGACCGGATTAACATTCGTTGAGTTTTGCGGGTGGTCAAGTTCTCCGACTGCTCTGTTCTGTTTAATGTAATCGCGGTCGTATCTAGCCACTTCCGACACCATTTCATCCAGGTTGTAGATGCGGTGGTTCTTGTTTGGGGAACCGGCCATCATCATCGGACCTTGAAGATAGTGTCTCTTCTCACCGGTTATGCTTTTTTCTTCGCAAATATATTCAAGTTCGCTATTCTGTTGTTCACTTAACAAGTTCAGGTATTGCGACATGTTAATCTCCGTCAATGCTTCGATTTTATTTAGTGAATATATGTGTTAAACCCTTATAGGAGCGTGTTTTTTGTTAAATATTGACATGTTAAGCACGTTAAAAAAGATAGTAAAGGCCCTGGGATATGTTTATACGTCCATTCGGTTGGTGATTTTATGCTTCAGAATACGTAAAATTAGCCGTATAAACGACAAAATCAACCAGGACAAAGAAATTGCCGACGCAATCAAGGCCGGTGATACAAAAAAGATAGCCCAGCTCATTGAATACTATCGACAGAATTACGAAGGTAAAGAAAAATGAGACAGGAACTGCAAAATTTTATGGTTGCAATTATAGCAACTTTGATTTCGATTGGTATAACCTTGGTTTCGGGATGTATATCAAGCAAAATCAATTATTCAAACATTCCATTGGCCACTGGAGATGAACCATACATATTGGCGCCGGGTGATTATATGGATAATAAGGGAAATTTACACCTTGCCCAGACAAATGTTTGGGCAATGACACAAAAAGACGTTTACGAATATGTAAGATGGTTGAGGGACCACAAATGACATCGTTTGGAGAAGATACAATTGCTTGGGTTGTAGTCGGGTTTTGTGCTGTTTTCGGGTTTTGGATTGTAATTGTAGACTGGCTCGCAAACCGTAAAGATAGAGGTAAGAAATCTAAATAATGATAAGGAGAACACCATGAAGAAACTAATTGCTTGGCTAACCAAAAGCTCAAAGATTGTTAGAATCCTAACTTACGTTTATCGTGGCCTGGTTGTCGCTCAGGCGGCTTACAGACCCGCTATCGAAAAGCTCAAGGAACTTCAGCCCGACCTCGGTGTATATGATATCCTTGACCAAATTGGTGATTATATTGACGTTGCCACTAAGGCCGTTAAGACAATTCTCGATTGGCTCGGAGCTGATACCGACGAAATCAAGGCTAAGGCAATCGAAGAAGCCGAAAACAAGAAGAAGGATGGTATCTGCGCTTGCGCCGCGCCTAAGGCCGGTCTTTCCGATATCACCGAAAAGCTCAAGGAAGAGCTCAAGTAGCTCCTTGAATACTCAAAACCCCGGGATTTCCCGGGGTTTTTTGTTCAAATGGTGTCGTAATTAAGCAATTCCATTTTAACTTGGCTATATGAAAAGTTAGCTGTACAAACCAGCTCTTTCTGGTCTGTGTAGGAATATTCGATTCCACCCACTTCGGTGACAAAAACACGGTAAAAGAACCACATTATTGCCTTATTATTATATTCATCCAGGCCAAATACTGTAATGTCCGTTTTATAGTCGTCGAATGAATTTTTGAAGTCAACCCGGCGGTAAGTCTCCTTATCGGGGGTATCGTTTTTGGTGTCAAATGGGAATGGATGAAATTCGTTTATGTCAAGCGCCGCCTTGGCCTTGGCAAAATGCTCGTTCATACCGGAATCTTCTTCCCTGTTCATAACATCGAACCACTTTCTAAGAAGGTGATAGTTGCAGAACTTGTTGTCGATTCTGAAAGTTATGACCAATTCTTCCGGCTGATTTCTCACCTGGGATGTTACGGTTAGGTTTTGTCCCATCCAGGGAAGTACATCAGCTTTAACTCCAATTTTAGGAAGTCTTATTCCAGCCGGTGAAAATTGCCAAGAATTTAGGTTTACAGTATTTTCTGACCTAAATTTAGAGGTATTATAAGGTTTCATTATGGGTGGAATATCGAGAACAACCAAAAATTTATCAGACGAAGCTTTGTTGGTTGGCGACTGAGCTATATCCCGGCCGTCAAAATCAATTTGAGATTCTTGGATAATTTCTGACATTTAACCCTTCTTCCCGTTTTTCTTGGTTTGTTCTATTTTTGCTTTTTCTGCGACTTTCTTATCGGCTGCGGCGTCCGCTTCTCGCATAGATTTACTATAATTTGCCATATAGTTCTTTTGACCCAACATCATTTGGTTATATTCGGGTGTTCCTGGTTTAGGTGGTTGAACATTATGTTCTGCCATATCCTTTTTGAGTTGAATATACTGCCGCGTCATGTCAAAATATCGATTGTTTCTTTGCTCCCATTTCATTACAATTTGAGCGTTTCTCGCGCATCGCATTTTAGATGTATCGTCGTAGGTATCGGAATCGGTAATTTCTTTTGCAACTCCAACCCAATTTCCTTCTTTTGCACGGGCTATCATAGATGGCGAAGACTTAATATTACCATGTTGGTAACACCAATCTATGAATACCACTTTAATTGGGAACGGAAGGGTGTTCCAGTTTCCACCAGCAGCTTCATATTCTTTTTGAGTTTTATTCACTACTGTTGTAAAATATTGCTGTGTAACATAATCTATGCAATTTGTGGAGACATACCTGGCCGGTCCGCTCACATTCTTCACTTTCATTTCGAGTGGAACCTTGTCTTCGTTGAAGATGAAATAGGAAGCACTGGTTTTATTCGCCGATTTACAATAATTAACGACCAATTCCGGCTGTTTTAGCAGATTAAATCCCATTCCAATGGCGTGTTCTCGGTTATTAACCTTGTAAACCTTGTAGCAATCTACTTTTTTTGGTATTTTAACCGGTTTTCCACCTTTTTTAGGTGAAGCCACGGTAATTGTATATTTTAAAGTTTGAACCTGGAATACCTTACTTCCCAACGTTTCGTTTTTTCTGGTGTAATTATATGCGACGCGTTCCAGGTTTTTGCCAACACCAAATAAATCGTTGGTTGAGATGTATTTTTCTAGTTGGTAGTCGGCGTTTGCCATATCTAGGGCTGCCGGAAATGCATCTCGATAGCGGTTCATGCGGGGTGGAGGTTGGTCTTGAGCCACTAAAGGTGAGGTTCTGGCTGCTAATCCAAGCGCGACACCAGCTCCCATGTTCCTAAGCGCAGAACCCCAGGATTCGTCAAGCTCGTTTTCTGGAAAATATTGGAAATCATCGACGTTCATGGCAATATTTAGGGTTGAAATACAGTTTATGGGTGTTTTTTCCTAAATATGGATGACACACAAAGTGTAGAAAGTTTACAGGAGTCTAACACATGGCAAGAACTATTAATTCACCCGGCGTAGAGATTAAGGAATATGACCTTTCCGAACGTTCATCGCTTCAGGCCGGTACCAATATACTCGTGCAGGGCTTCGCCACGCAAGGCCCCACAAACCAGCTCATCCAGATTACTACCAAGGACGAACTTAACGATGTTTACTTTGGTGGGGTAGGACCCACGAATGCAGCCGAGCGCTATTTCTACAATGCCTGCTCGGAAGTGCTCAGTTCACCAGCGACGCTGTTCACAGTTCGCTTACCTTACGGGCCCGAAGCTGGAAATGGGTTTAGCGGTGAATATATGGCCATTTCGTTCACGGGCGGCCATAAGTCTTATGATGATGTAGAGGTTCCGCCCGAATTTAGTGACAAAGAAGTTACACCAACCATGCTCACCATTGCGGTCGCGGATTTTGCGTCCCAGTATATTCCCAGCTACGATACCTCGGCACTAATCAGCCTTTCTCAAAATGTCAGCGATGACGATACACCCGAAATTGCAGTTAAAACCGCTCGGGAGATGGCCGAGAAATTTAATGGTTTCCAGACCTATGTATGCACGAATGTTTATCATGACCTGAAAACATACCTCGTTGATACTAGCGACGAATCAGCTATAACACTAGAACAAGTACAAAAAAGCATGCTCAATTTTGCCACTGACCTGATTAAAAAGTGGTGTGATGATACAGTTGTGGTTACCGGCGTTGACACGATATTATTGACCCGCAAGCAATACGAACTCATTCAACTTGGGGTTCTTGATAGCAATGATACGTCAGAAGATGCACAGGCGGTTGAACCATTGAAGGAGTCCGTGTTCTTCCTAATTAATAAGATGCAGACGAGCATCGATGACAATTTCCAGGGTTATTATGTTGCGGTCAACGACAACTCCGGTGCCAAGGTTTGGAATACGCTCACCGACCCGGATGGTGCTCGTGACATGCTTAACAGCGGGGAAATCAATTTGCTAGCGCTCGGAGATGACGACCCCGATACGGCATTAGCCGAGACAATTCCACCTACGCTTCTCGACTTTACGGTTAAGGGTACGCTGGGAAATCGCATTCTCAATTCTCTACCCCAGCGTTTTGGCTCACCAACTGATGATGCCTGCGTTTCGATTACGACATTCCGTCTTTATCGTGACACCACATCGCAAGACCCGGATAAATTGGCGTTCTCGATTCCATATCTTACAACCGGTTCATTGAACGCATCTGACCTTATCGCCGACCCAAGTGGTTACGGTACCGCTCCGTACTTCCTTGAAGACCGTTGCAAGAATCTAAACCCATACGTTGACGCTTACGTGCGTCCTCAATGGCAGGGTGTTAGAAGGGTTCAGTTCCAGCTTGGCGATGCAGAAGAAAAGACCTATCACGGTGTTGTTTGGGGATTTGGCACTAAGATGGCATGCACAGCACAAAGCCCAAATCGTTTTGTTGGAAACGTGCCCAAGAAGATTGCCAATGCACTCTCGCTCATCGACAATCCACAAAACGAAGACCTTGATATTGTGATTGATGCTGGTCTTTCAACCATTTGGGCTTATTGCGCAACTACGGTTTGTGCCGACCAGAGCGATTTGGACAAAGGCAACCCAGGCAATTGTGAGTTCGATGATGCAGCTTACGTTCCCGAGGATATGATTCAATCCCTTATGAACGGTGGTGGAAACGTTGACTCCAGCTCCAAGCTCTACCTCAAGTGGTTTGACGTTTATGAGAAGTTCAACACCTTCTCCTCCGCAACCCGTAAGGATTGTATCTTCATCAGCGACCCGCTTCGTTGCATCTTTGTGCGTGGCGTAGACAAGAAGGTGGTAGACCTTTCCGGGTTTATCTTTACCAATGACATAATCAAGACCATGAAGGGTCTGTATGATGGACGTAATTCTAACTACGCTTGCACATATGCAAACTGGGCGAAGAAGTACGACCTTTATTCCGGTACAGACGTGTGGATGCCTCCTTCAATCTTTGTTGCCCCAATTATGGCTCAGATTGACAGCAATTACTTCCCATGGTGGGCTCCGTTTGGTCTTAACAATGGCCGCTTAACCACAATCAAGGACATTGCAATTCGTCCAAACCAGGCGCAGTGCGATACATTGTACAAGCTCGGTATCAATATGTTCTGCTACTTCCACGGTGACGGTTTCGTCGTCTGGGGTCAAAAGACACTTCAGTACAAGGAATCTGCGTTTGACCGTATTAATGTCAGACGTCTCTTCCTCACTCTGGAACGTTCAACCATGAAGGTGATGCGGTACTTTGTTGGTGAACCCAATACGGACTTCACCCGTACACGTGCTGTACAGACCTTAACCCCGGTCTTCAATATTGCAAAGGCAAACAGCGGATGCTACGATTTCCGAATTATTTGTAGCGCGCAAAATAATACTAGCGATGTAATTGACCGCAACGAAATGGTTGTTGATATCTACATCAAGCCGGTTCGCACCGCAGAGTTTATTTGCGTTAACTTCTACGCAACAAAGACTTCTGCCGATTTCGACGAACTTATCGGATAAGGTCAACCTTGACCTCGCGGGCACCCCAGTGGGTGCCCTTATTTTTTATATTGACCATTTGTTCATACCATGCTAAAATAGTAGTATGAGTATAGAAGAACTACAACAATATATCAAAGATAACCTTTACACGAGGACACACAAGTTTAATACTGCAATACTAAGGCCAGACCGGTTTACGAAAAACAAAATCTACCCCGATGTAATGGAATATACAAAGGGATTGCCGGAAAATGCAACCATGTCAGAACGACTATATTGCATTCTTCACAATTTATCTGAACGACCAAAATGCCCGGTTTGTGGAAAACCACGGCCCTACGAAAAGCAGACCCAGGAATATGGAACATCATGCGGTGATTCCGCGTGTAGAATGATAACCAGAAAGAAATATGACCATTCAACTTTGGCTAAAACCGGGTGGATTAAGACAAACGAAGAATTCAAGGATGCGATAAACAACATAGAAAACACAAAACTTTGTGCTCGCGACGAATGCATAAGCTACATAGAGCATAGGTATGCCAAAACGGACCGTGGTCGTGTCCATATGCTGGTAGACCGGGCAGAATATAGAAATCATAAAACCGAATTATTAACCATTATAAACCTAACACCAGAAATTCCTGTGGATATAAATGACCTTAGATGGAATGAAAGGTTTTACCGGGTTTATGTTAATATGCACGGGGATTCAAAGTGTGAGGTTTGTGGAAAACCCACTTCATTTCAAAGTTCTATTGTTGGTTATAGGCGGTTTTGTTCTTCTGAATGTGTTCACACCAGCGAACGATTACAACTGGAAAAATGTGAAAAGCATCTTAGTGTAGTTGTGGATGGATTAAAAAAACAAGGATACGCTATTGTTTCTGGTCCCACCAAGTTAAATTACGGAAGATATGATTTGAAATGTGATAGGTGTGGGACTATACACGATTACGATTTATCCGATGGGAGATGGCAACATATTCATTGTCCAACATGCGACGGGATACCGTCGTCATCATATGGAGAACGTGAAGTAGCAGACTTTGTGCACTCTATTTACGACGGTCCGATTGAGCAAAACTATCGGGTAGATGGAAAAGAGCTCGACATATACATCCCCGGCAAGAAGCTGGGAATAGAATTTGATGGTGTATATTGGCATTCCGAGCTGGTAAAGAAATCCAAATATAACTTAAGTGATAAAACTGCATTTTTTAATTCTATGGGAATATCAGTTCTACACTTTTTCGACAAAGAATGGGATACTAAACGGGAAATCGTTAAGTCTATGATTGAAAATCGATTCGGTGTTACAAAACGAAGAATTTATGCCAGGGAAACCAGTATCGTGAAAATATCAAATGGAGAAAAATCTGATTTTTTGAATACTAATCATATACAGGGGGATGATAGGTCAACCATTCATTATGGATTGAAATTTGGCAATGAGCTGGTTTCGGTTATGACATTTGGCGAAAGGTCACTGGGCGGAAAAAGTAAATTGGAAATGATTCGTTTTTGTTCTGCATTGCACACCAGTGTTATTGGAGGAGCCGGTAAACTTTTAGCCCATTTTAAAAAGGAATATTGCGGTAATGCCACAGAACTCACGACGTATGCAAATCTTAGATACTCAAATGGAAATCTGTACAAGAAATTGGGATTCACGTATATTGGAACATCAAAGCCTGATTATTTTTACTTTAAGTCATACGGCCCAATGTATCATCGATGTGCATTTCAAAAACATCTTCTTAAAAACAAGCTCGAAAGGTTCGACCCAAAACTAACCGAATGGGAAAATATGGCCGCTAATGGGTGGAACCGTATTTTCGATTGCGGAAACCTGGTTTATCAATTGCCGCTAAATACCATAAAGTGAAACTTGAATTTACAATTGAGCAAATAGAATCTTTTATTGAAGATGCTAACCGATACGACCTGGAAGGTCGCTCAATCCTTCATTTATATTCTATTGCAGCTATAAAGGAAAATTTTAACGGTATAGGCCCAGATAAAATGAACGAAAACCTTAGATGGTTTTTCACTAAAATCGGTTGGAGATACATGTCCGCAGTTGTGATTCACGATATGGATTATACCAAAGGTGGAACAATAGATGATTTTCACCGAAGTAACCGGCGCTTAAAGAAAAATCTGAGAAAAATTTTAGACCGGTTATACCATAGATGGAATCCTTGGTATTGGGTTGAGTATGTTTCTATAAATCTTATATGTCGAATCTGTGAAATGGCTGGTTGGGAAGGGTTTCACAAAGTATAGATAATTTGCTTGATTTTGTTCTGTGGTTATGGTATAATTGTTGGCACCTTAGAGGAAACCATGACCAACAAAGACATAGCAACCATTATCAACCTTAACACAAACGCCAATTCTGAAGAAACCCGGATGTGGGTTATATTGATTTTGGCGGTTATAGCTACAGAATCGGAAGATACGTGGTTAATCATGAGATTTTTGCTGTGGCTAATCGCGTTTACCCAGACAATTATCTTCTGGATGTCACGTAAGGCACTAAAGGTGGTTACTGATGAGCTAATCGCCGAGGAGCGTGAGGAGGAGGCTGATTATGGCGAATAAATACGACGACCTGGGAGACCGCATGAAGCGGTATGAAGCGGTTACTAATTCCCAAAGGTTAATTCCGGGGTTGCCCCTATATGCAAGAATCGACGGTCGTCACTTTCATACTTTCACTAAGGGTTTTGGATTTCCTTACCCGGAACTCGGAGATAAATGTGGGTACGAACTTCCTTGTACCATGTTTAAAACCGCCGATGCTTTATGTAAAGAGTTTAATTGCATCCTGGTCGAAACCCATTCAGATGAAATTTCGCTTGGGTGGCTCAAAGTAGAGCAGGCGCCATTTGACGGGGAGTATTTTAAACTGGTCTCCAATCTCGCTAGTTATGCCGGTGCTGTATTCTTAAGACACATTCAGTATAGCATCCCAGACAAATTAGAGAAAGGAATTATACCGTCTTTTGATTGTCGTGTTTTTCAGGTTCCAGATACGATGGAGCTCGCCAATCTTTTTGTCTGGAGGCAAAATGACTGCATGAGAGGGTGTCTTAATCAGTATGCCCAGCAGTTTTTTAGTCATAAACAACTTCAAGGTAAATCTGGTAAAGAGCGTTATCAAATGCTTCTGGATGCCGGTCATGAGTACAACGAAAACGTCAATGCCACATTTAGATATGGTTATTTTTGCTACCATCAAACATACCAGGTTGAAGTTCCGGAAGAGTTTAGGACTCCGATAATGGTAGCCAATGGTGTAACTACTGCGACCCGTTCTAGAATTGCTCAGAAAGAAGTCGATTTCCCGATTTCGAAGCTCGCAAACAAAGTACAGTTTTTGTTTTATGATGACCACCCGTGGATGTCAGGCGAAACAAACGACAATAAGGAAGGGGTTTAATTAAGATATGCTCGGTTACGGAGTCACGAAAGACCACAAACTATCTGAAGATGTCATTCGTCTCATCTATCGCTATGCACATCTTAGATTGTGCAAATGGAGTGACCTTGACATTTCGGAATCTGTTGATTACGGTGTATTGCGTTCAGACTTGCATAATCGCATAGCCGAGGCATTGGATTGCGACAGGGAATTGGTCGAAAGCGCCTTCACACAGGCCGCCGAGCCGTTTAAATGCCATGTTATAGATGGAATCGTAGAGGATGGTACAATGAAGAATGATGATGACTTCACCAAGATATATGATTCCTTCTGTGACAATCTGACTGAGATTGCGCTTCGTGAAAACGACGAAGACCGCCACCCAAACCGAATCACGCAAAATCAACTGGACGAAATATCTAAAACCCCTCTTATGGGAATGCCAAATATGTCCATATAAAACCATTGGGAGATACTATATGATAATCGACAGCCTGGACAATGTTACGATTCTTGACGGCAATGGAAATCCATTTGACCTGAAAGTCAAGTATTTCAATCGGTATCAATCTACAATACCACACGACCTTAGCATTACGGGAATTTCGGTAAAGCATATGAAAACTTTCGGTGGATTAATTTTCGACCGTCCTGTTGCGCATTGTAAAATGAACTATAGCAAACATCGAACGACATGCACATTTGAAGCCGATTTCATCGAAGATGGTATATTTGGTTTTCCGCAATTTATACCAATCGAAACCGGAATTGTGTTGGAGTTTAATTATGGCGAATCAAGTGCTTATTCTAACGCGGTTAAAAATCTTATGAAGATTAAGGATAAATCCAATGAACCCGTTTAAAAAACTTAATAAGACATGTCCACGTATTTGGGCAGTTGTCGTATTTCCCATTTTTATATTTGGTACTTTGATTGTATTTCCTCTCGATATTTTGGTTAATTTTGTTCCGTGCATTTTTTCTGAACTCAAAAGCGCATTTAGACATATTATATGGGATTGGGGGGATTGTTGTAAAGAGCCGGTATATATCATCAAATGGTGCTGGCGCGATTGGTATACTATTATTACTACCGGCAAAGGACTTAAAACCGAAACCACGGCCGAAGATGGAGAACAGAAATGACCCCTTCAACAGCATTGTATTAGAATAATAAAAAAGGAGTAGAACTTGAAATACATAGTCAAGGTTAGCAATGGGTCCTCATACAGCCCGGACTATCCATACGAAGGCACCGACAAGAACATCGCAATTGCCGTGGCTGCGGCGTACATAGCCCAAGGCAAGAAGGTCTTCGTATTCGAGAGCGAACAATCAGTACAGAACCACATGAAGTTCCATACTGCCGAAGATGCAATGAAGGAATACGAACGTGACATCGATATATTCCGCCGCGAGCGCCCCGGCTATGAGCATTTTGCAAAGTGGTTGTGGTCTGTCGAAAAGGAAGAACAATAATGACACCGCACGAGTTTTTCTATTTCATATTTGGTCTTCTTATCGGCATTGGACTGATGGGTATTCTGGCCATATTAGTTATCATACGGTATGTCAGACCAAAACGCAATTATGACATTGGAACACCCGAAGAGCAATGTAATAGATTTGAAGATTACTGCGCTGACCACGCGGACCTTGAGGGCTATGACATGTGCAAGGGATGTCCTTTGGAAAATACGCATGACTGTAGAATTGTCTGGATGAATATGCCATATAAGCCATATAAGAAGGAGGACAAGTGATGAGTGATACGATGAAAACCAACGCCGGTTATGAGTTGACCGAACATGAGGCTTCTTGCATTCGCTCCTTGAAGAGGCTGGCGAAGAAGTGGAACCAACACACTAACAGACTTTGGTTATTTTCCGCAAATTACCAGCTTGCGGTTCTTCTGAAGGAGGGGAATGGAAACTATGAACCGGAGTTCAACCAAGATGGAACCGTCAACCAGAACAATGTTGTTGTAGGTGCTGAAGATATTGGCATTCCGAACGACGGTGGTGACTGGTAATTTAGGAGGAACAGCAATGACCGACACGAAAAGAATGACGAAGACCATTGACACAATGGAATCAAAAGAGTGCTACGGAGACCATTTCAAGTGCGACGAATGCAGCATTGTACCGTCCGGTTGGAAAAGCGCCTGCAAGAGGCAATGTGAGTACAACTGGGAACATCGAAACGACCACATGGCAAGCCCCGGCGACGATGATGGATGGGACATTGCAGGACAATATCAGACAAGTTACTAAAGTAAGGAGAATGCCATGACTAGCACAAAAAGAACGCCTAAACCGATGACCAAAAAACAGATTGCCCAATATCAGGAACTTGAGGCTCAACTAATAGTGCAAGCCGAACTCATTATGTCGATATTCCATCCGCTTAACGACAGGGAACATGTTACAAAAGTTGAGTTTGATGAGGGGCATCCCAGTGAACCTTGGATTAATATTTGGTATTATTTGGATTGCCATGGAGTGAATTGTGATAACTACTTTTTATGCCCGGAAAGTTATCTCGGCATGACAGAAGACGAACTAAAAGCCGAAAAGAAACGGCTCAAGGAAGAAGAGGAAAGGAAGAAGGCGGAAAGGGCCGCGAAGGCAAAGGCCACTAGGGAAAAGCGCAAGGTAGAAAAGGCAAAGAAGGAAGCTGAGAAGAAGGCCAGGGAAAATGACGAAAGATACAAAAAGTATCTTGAGTTGAAAGCTGAGTTTGAAGGCATGGAGAAAAAGTCAGTCAAGGAAGCTGTTTATCGCTGCAAGCATTGGGAACTTTATGATGATGACCCCGCTGGAGGTGGCGAGTCCTGGTCATGGTGCCATAATCCGGCAAGAAGAGACAGTCGTGAATGTGATTGTGCGCGAATCTATGCGCAACAGTTTTGCCCTTATTATAAGAAGGGTAAACTCGCCGGGAAGTGGGTTATCAACGATGCCGATAAAAAGGCGGCTGAGGAGTTCAAGAAGGAATTTGAAGGAAAGGAACAATATAATGCTGACTAAAAACGAAATCATCATGGCAGAAGAACTGACTTGGAAGTTGCGTGACCAAGGCGACCTCATTGCCAAGGTGCTGTGTGACATGACAAAAGACGAATTCTTCGAGAATGTGGAATTTATTCCAGCGCCAACCGGAGAGAAGGGAATTGCAATCACCATCCATAACGGCGGTTTCGGTGAGTGGAAGACTAGAGTTGAATGGTTCCCGGAAGAGTACCTTTCAAAGTCAGAGGATGAGCTTGTAGTCGAGCTGTACCATAGACGTGAAGAAGAGAAACGAAGGAAGGAAGCAGAGGAACTTGCTGAGAAAGAGGCCAAGGAACGCGAAAAAGAGGAAGCGGCAAAGAAGCGATATCAGATGTTCTTGGAGTTGAAAAAGGAATTTGAAGATGAAAAGGATGATGATTGAAGATGAGTAACTACGGAACTGAACCGTGCCCGATATGTGAACATACTCCATCCGTAAAGTGGGACGTGTCACCAGGAGGAACGTTTGTCAGAATCGTATGTAAACCCATCTTTGACGCTAAGCACATGGATGTGGAGTGTGGAGCCGCCTCTGACACATGGGCCTTGACGAAGGCTGTAAAGGTCTGGAACACAAAGGTCGCCAGAGTTAAGAAGGCGCTAACCGACCAGGTGAACAAGTGATGGTCAAAAAAGTTGTTTACAGATGCGCCTAGTTTTTGTTATAATATAAAAGTGAAGGTTGGAATGGTTCCAATCTCAACTATGAGGACTAACAATGAAAGGAGAATAAAGATGTCGTTTAGAGGAGAAACAGCATACGCTCTTGCAACCAAAGAGTCTCTTGACTGGATTCCGAATTCCGTGGCCGACAAGCTGGACGCTGTAATCGAAAAGTACGCAATGCGCGGTTATTACAAACTGACGACTTACTTCGTGTGCCGTGAGGCGGTAGCCGTGGCGATTAAGAATTATCTTCGTTGCAACAACTACAAGGTTGAAATGCGACACGCCTATTCAAGCGGAGACGAATGCGGAACTTGGTGGTTCGATATTAGTTGGAAACAGTAGGAGGTAAACAATGACATACACGATTGACAACCAGAAGGCAGCGAAATGAACTTTCTTGAAATCAGACAAGGCATCGTCCATGCGGATGAAGCTATGGGCAATGACTACACCCTATGCGGCGTGACAACTGAGAGGACGCTGCGAGGAATGGACGAGTACGACCCGGAGGATGAAACCGAAACCGAGCCGATGATGCTTAAGACCATAAAAAAGGTAACATGTCCGAAGTGCGCGATGATTATCCGCCACTGCTGCAAGCTCGGCGTCCAGTCGATTGGAAAGATTAAAACAGAGTAGGAAACAGACCATGACGCACACAATTGACAATTTTGATGCAATACGCAATCACTTGAGATTTGATAATCCTGGGGACATCTATGTAGTTCATGTGATGTTCCGGGTCAAGGACTTACGGAATGATGCCGACAAGCAGATGTATCTTTCTCATGAGGAGACACAGCGGCTCATAAAGACATATTACGTTGACGGCCTTGAATATTTCGACAAGAAACGTCCGGCCATGATTGACCTAGCGAATCAGAACAAGGCTCGTGTCTACTTCACAATGACCCGAAAGAATCGAATCACTTGCAACAGAATCATCTTGAAGAAACTTGTTGACGAGGTGGACAATCCCAATGTCCGCTATGACCATCTTATCAGAAGCGCCGTTTGTGGTTGCCACATCAGCGACTACAAGTGGTGGACACTTGATGTTGACAATGACACCGAAATTGAATGTCCAGTTAGATTACTTGACAATTATCCTAGCAATGGAAAATACAGTTATGTTAAATTCACTAAACTTATTGACATCAAGGACAAAGTGATTGCCGAGATGTCAAAGCTGGTTGATGAAACCAAAACTCGCTCCGGGAGTGAGATTTTTGAAGTTCCAACAAAGAACGGATGCCATATAATGACACCTTCGTTCAATCGGTCAAAGATGCCCTGGCTTGGAGATAACCTCAAGGCAGATGCCATGACTCTGGCGTATTTCCAGTGGGAGGATTAACACATGGGAAAAGCATCACACGCAAGTCAAGCGCCGGTCGGAAAAAAGGAACACACACTTACAAAGGAACAAGTTCTTTCCGAGATTTGTCAGTTGAAAAAATTCTTAACCGCCTGTGAGGAATTTGAGAAATTCATCTGGAACATCAAATATTACGAACATGATTGTCAAGTTGCGGTAAATACTTCAATCCGTGAAAGGAAAATCTGCACAATCAAGGCCAGATTGGAAGATTTGAAGTTTTCAGTCTCCGAAACCATAGAGCAAGTCAAGCGCGACAACAAAAAACTAATTGGAGCGTCGTGACACTTACTTATTTCCAATATGAGGATTAGTAATGACCAAATACGAAGCACAGAAACTAGCTCAAGAGAAGGTCAAGTCTTTCAACCCGAAAGAACATAAAGGATGTCCTTGTTGCGGTGATGAAGCCTATGCGACATGGAGACCTGACGAAGATGACGACCCACTCTTTTTCATAAGATGCACCAACTGCTCTTGTGAGGTTTATGCTTATTCATGGGAAGAGTGTCTTACTGACTGGGAAGGTCGAAGAAAGTAGAGGAGGACTAATTATGGATAACGATATGGAACATTTGACCCAAGACGAACTTGACCGTTATTTCGAGCTTGATGAAAAGGTCAAAAAGGTGGTTGAGAAAATCGCACCTCTTTGCACGGATATCACTTCGCACGAAACAATAGAGAGAATTGAAGACGACGAAAACGGAACAATCATCATCTGTGTCCATTCCCCGGACTGCGGCCACGACTGGTATGAAATCCCGAAAAACTACTTTTTCATGACAGATGACGAAATCAAGGACGAAATGAGAAAACGCCGGGAAGAGGCGGAAAGGCGGCTTGAAGAGGAGAGAAAGGCCGAGGAAAAACGAAAACTTGAATGGGAGAAACGCGAGTATGAGAGGCTAAAGGAGAAGTTTGAGAAGACGGAGGATTAAGACGATGAAGATTTTTAAGATTATATACGGAATTGCTTTTGCTGGCAGTATCGGTTGCCTGTTTTCCGCCTATCATTATTTTCAAGATGGTAACAACTCCCATGCCTTGATATTCTTGGTAATCGGCGTTGTTACTGGCGTTGTCAATTTCAAATCCTTGGTGGAGGATTAAGATATGAAAACTAAGGAAGAAATAGAAGACATTTGCCGAAGAATGGACAATCTCTGGGAAACTCTTCACAAGTATTCCGGTGCGGAAGCACATGAGTGTGCCAGACTGATGTGCTGGTTTATCAATCAGTCGTCTCACATTCGTTCTTTCTATGAGAGAGGGCGGATGGACAAGGTTGATGAGATTTACAATAGTTCCCTTAAACTGATTGACGAAGCTGGAGCATTTATTCGGAAACATAACTTGTATTGACCGGGGTATATGATGAACGAAGAAAAACTTATCAAATTTGTAATGAGTCTAATACGGGCTCATTATGAACCGGAAAAAGACAATGATTTCGATGGTGTGACCGAAGAAATAGCCAGGTATTTTGATGAAAACGGCCGAAATCAACTGGCATCGTATATACAGGTATTGAATGGCAACGACGAAAATGTCTGGGTACCAATGTAACCTAGTTGACACCGGGTTTTTTGGTTTTAAATACTAAAGATTGGTATTAATATATGGAAAAGACAGTAACTTTTTTGCATAGCGGAGATATGGGCGACCTGATTGCTGGTATGTGTGCAGTTAAAGAGGTTTGTGAGCGCGATAAGGCAAAAGCTGTAATTGTAATTGATACGACCGGCGGATTCGAGGCCAATCCAGAAATAATTTCAAATGTTATTCGAACACAAACCAGGGGTAATGGATTGAAAATACGTGACCACGGGTTTGATTTTTTATATCCTTTACTTAAATGTCAACCTTACGTTGCTGATGTGGTAAAATGGAAAAAGGATACAAAGATAGACATTAATTTAAACGCTTTTCGCATTCATTTTATGAATGTAGACAAACAAAAAAAGACAAACAACAACCTTGTCTTTCTTCAACAGATTGCCGCCGGTCTTGAGTTTGGATATAAGGGACCGTGGCTGTCGGTTTTTGTCAACGATACGCGGCATGGTATAGTAGTAGCCAGAAGTACGCGTTTTCAGTGCTCACATATATTATACGAAGGATTGGAGAAGAGCATACTCAAAAACGGACGGTTTATTGGTACCGATTTTGAGGCTGCTGTATATAAAGACGCATTTGGACATTGTCCACCGGTTGCGCCGGTGCATAATGCGCTGGATGCGGCGAAAGAAATAGCGGCTGCTTCTACTGTAATTGTGAATAGTACAGTATTTTATTGGATTGCGGTGGGTCTAGGACACCCAAACATTATACACGAATTTTCGCCGGATATACCATGCTCATATTTTCCAAACCAAAACCCACCAATAAAGTATGTAAATGGCCGACGAATATTAAAATAGGAGAAAGTTATGATATTATTGCCCGTCGACGAAGCATATGCGTTTGATTTCCTCGCAATACTTGAGGTGAAGTTTCTACAGTCAAAAAACCCAAGTATGAAGAATAAGGTTAATGAATATGCTGGTTATATAGAAAAGCAGATTGGAGAACCAAAGTTCTATGAAATCACCGCTTCTCAGGAATGGAAAAATCTGGTAGAGGCTAACACAAAAACATTTGAGTGGGTGGATAAGGCTAAGACCGACTCATGTAAAGCATCAGATGTTGACCGGTCAAATTACGAACGATGCAAGGCCCGTAAAGCGCTACAAGAAAAATTCTTTCCCGGACGGCCGATAACAGAGACTAAGACCGGTTATGAGGTATATGATAATTAGGTATTTTTATGTCTAATGGAATTGTAATATTGTATAGAGTATGCGACTCTGTCCCGTGCGTAAACGGCAGTAGGCAGTTTTATAAAACGAAATTAGATTGCATAAAATCTTCGGCGTCGTCATTATCAAAACACATCAAAGACGCGGTGAAAATGAATATTCCAGTTAAGGTGTGTTGTATATATGACCACTGCTCATCATCAACAATCGATTTTGTAAATCAGGTATTTTCGAGTACCGGCGCCGTGATAGATACAGCAACAACGACAGTTCCAGGAAACGTTTCCAGCTTCAGGTGTTCGTATGAAAAAGCAAAATCCGAAACCGGATACATACTATTTTTGGAAGATGACTATGTATTTGAACATCCCGACGAAAATGGACAGGAACTTGCTACCGGTATAATAGACATAATGGACTTCTTGAACCTTTTTGGGTCCAATCAGCATGTATGTATAAAACCGCACCATGACGTACAAGATTTTATACGCGACATGAAACTGAAGGATGGTAGCATTTTTAAACGAATGTGTTTTATTAGCTCTGGTAGATATTGGATTCAATGCCAAAAATCCACTAAGACGTTTCTCGTAGATGATACCATTTTAAAAAATACCGCATCACTTTTCGAGCAAGAATTATCTCAGGATAGATTGAATGGGAATTTTACTAATAAAATTTTTGAGCGTTACCCATTATTTACCCCTATAAAACCAATCGCTGAACATATGCAAACACTAGACGAGACGGTATCGCCATTTTTTGGTGGTCGAAGACTCAAAATTCCCAGTACGTTTCGAATTTCACTATAATAATTTCATTGACCCGGCGATAACTTTGTGCTATACTATTTGGCGTGAATTTACCAAGAGAGTTTATCCAAGACTATTTCATGCGCTACGCCGGGTTTGCCAAGGTGAGAAATAATGGCATACTCAATGGTTCTTGTCCTTCGTGTCATGAAGGCAATTCCTGGGGTAAAAAGCGCAGGTTGTTCTATATTCCCAATGGCGATTACCTAATTTGTCACAACTGCAACCAAACGTGGAAACCGCTTAAGTGGATAATGGAAGTCTCTGGCAAAACATACAAAGAGATTATGTCAGAGCTAAGTGACTACGATTACTGCACGGTCGAGGACGTAACAACAACGCCACGCACAGTAAACGAATGTGTATTTAGACCAGACCTTCCGTATGGAACCGTAACACTCGACGATAAGACTCAAACCGACCATTATGTAGATAATCAGGTTGTTATTAAAGCGTTACAATATGTAACAGCTCGGCGTTTGGATAAAGCTCCTTATCATGTAAAATATGGGGCATGTATTGATGATTATGTACATAAGAACCGTTTAGTTATTCCATTTCTCGATTTTACCGGCCGGGTCATTTTTTATCAGACCCGGAAACTCTTCGATAACGACCCATCACCGAAATACATGTCAAAGGGTGATGCAACCAAATCTGTTTTTGGGATTGAAAACGTTGATAATTCTCTACCGTATTTGTTTATCACGGAAGGGCCGATAGATGCCACGTTCGTGAAAAACGGAGTGTCGATGGCCGGGTTATCCCCAAATGAATTTCAGACCAATCAACTCAACACGTATTTCGGACACGAACAGATTTGGGTGCTGGATAATGATTTTCGTAGCAACCGTGAAGTCTTAGCCAAGTATGTTTCTCTTATCAGGGACGGTCGTAGGATTTTTATATGGCCGGATGCATTCGGAAAATATAAGGACATAAACGAGGTATGCGTGGACCGGGAGTTGAATGAATTACCGTGGCAATTGTTTGTCAAATATTCTTATACCGGTGATGACGCCAAGAAAAAACTATTAGAGACATTGAAAAGAGGTATGAAGAATGAAGACTAATCAAACGATGTTTAATTATTCGGACGATTTTAGTATCGGTCCTGCTATAGAGTTGTTAGCGTCTAGTAATTGTAATGTTAGTGGTGGTATATTCACGTCAATTGGCAGTAGCGTAGTACCGGTTACAAATGGAGACCAGTTAATCTGCGACAAAACGTTGAATATGATAGTTGTGACACCACATACGGACGCCGAGCGGTTTTCTGTCTTACGCTGGATGTTTATGAGTGTAATGGCCGGTACGCTTTCTCAATACTGTGACCAGGCGTTGGGTGGCGACCCTATGAAATTTACCATTCAAGATAATAAAATTGTTGGTGTTTCCGCAGCCAAAGTAACGCGCGACATTGGAATATTGTATTGTTCTCTTTATCTGGACGACCCACATTGCAAGTCTGGAAAAGATTATGGTGTATCTCACGTCGAAATACCAAATGATACATTTGATGCTATGCACGAGGGAATTGAGAAGTCATTTAGGAACATGCAAGCCACGATGCTCCAGCAAGAGCTTCAGATTCTGATAACAGATATTAACTCATAGGTGCCTTATGAAGATTTACGATGTTGTATACGACATATGTAATTATAAGTCAAGAACGCTCGACCAGAACCGTGAATGGAAAGACCTGGATTTATCTACCTTTATGTTGAATCGATGGATATCGATGACGTCATCTGTTAATGCACGTGTAATTAATGAGGTTTTTAATTCTGGTATATTGTCTGATAAGTCGGATATGCCTATTTTGTACAGGGCGTTAACGGATATGGCTAGACCGTGTGGTAAGGTAAGGTATATAAAGCGTCAGAAACGTGACGAAATAAAAACGGATGATACACAAAAACGAGATTTAGACATTAGTGAACGGGAAGCCCGGATGTACGAAGACCTGATAATGGCTATAACCGGGAATTCCGACGAAGATGAAGAGGAAAACAATGATTAACAAAATGATTAAAGGGAATGTTTCCCGGTTTGGATGTCGCTGAATCTTTTTAGGAGAAAAATAATGGACGAAAAAATCACTCTTTACACGACTGGTTGTCCCAAATGTCGAATTTTGGAAGGTAAGCTTAAGGCCGCCGGAATAGATTTCGATGTTGTCACAGATATCGAAGAAATGAAGAATCTAGGAATAATTTCGGCACCGGCGATGATGGTCGGAAATGCCGGTCCACTGGATTTTTCGCAAGCCATTCGATGGGTTAGGGATAAAACCGCAACTAATTGAATTTCAACGATTTAGCAAAAAACAGACTTGTTATCTGCCTTTGAGACTTTTACAGCTAAATAGGATTGCGAAAACAACAAATCCCGCCGATGAAGGGCGGGTTTTTTATCGAAGGATTACTTATGGACATTAACATGAAACTTTACCAGCCGTTTGTAGCGGCTATGAATAAGAACCGAGCCAAGTATGGCGAACAGATGGAGAAAATTAACGGATTTCACAACTCCAATCTAAATTTTACAGACTTTATCGACAATTTCGTTGATACTAAGGTGGTAGCAGACGTTACAATCGACCCAAACGCCAATTCCGCTACCCACGATATCAACACCCTGGTTGGTGATATGATGAAGCCACACCAAAAGTTGCTGTCATATAACAAGATTTTCTATGAAATCACTAAAAAATATGGTCTAATTGAAGCCGAAAAGTGGCTGGAAAACGAATGGAGTGGGGCTTTTCACCTGCATGATTCGTCTTCTGCGAGCCAGAAGCCTTATTGTTTCGCGTACGATTTGGAAGATTTGATGGTTAAGGGATTATTCTTCATAGATAAGTTTAAAACCCCTCCAGCCCAACATTTAACGACATTTATGGACCACGTTTGTGAGTTTGTTTCGTGGAATGCAAACCGAACATCCGGCGCTGTTGGCTTGCCCACCCTTCTTTACCACACATATTATTTTTGGTATAAGGATGTAAAGGAAGGATATTACCTGAAAGACCCAGAAACATACCGGCGTCAGTGTTTCCAGAAGTTCATTTATGATATCAACCAGCCCCATATGCGCATCGTCGAATGTGCATTTACAAACGTTTCCATTATGGACCGGGAGTACCTTACCGAACTTTTTGGTGGTCGTGTTTTCCCGAATGGCGAGTGTGCAATTGACCATATTGAGGGCATGATTGAACACCAGAAGGTGTTTATGGAGGTTGTTTCTGAAATTCGGTCGAAGAATATGATGACATTCCCGGTTCTTTCCTACGCCCTCCTTTATAAGGACGGAAAGTTCGTAGATGAAGAGTTCGCCCATTGGTGTTCCGACCACAACTCCAAGTGGTATGATTCTAATTTCATGAACGCCAATGATGTATCAATTTTTTCGAATTGTTGTTTCGATGCAAATCAACCGGTATTAGTAAGAACAACCGAACTTGGCTCCAAAATGATGTCCATAAAAGATTTTTATGAACTTCCGGCTAAGGGTAATAAAAATAATCCAAAAGTTTTTCATAATGGTTCGTGGGTTAAAGCTAGGTGCATACGACTTCCCGGAAGAAAGGAATATCTAATTAAAACTGTTAATGGTAAGAATTTCGTTGCAACTGATAATCACATTAACGTTACGCTCGACGGCGAAAAAAGAACCGATAAACTAACAATTAATGATTATATCGCGTTTAATACCAGACCTTTGGATTCCGTCAGAGAAGCCGAACACAATTTAACGTATGAAGAAGGGTTTTTAATTGGTGTATACGCCGGTGATGGCTCGCAAAGTAGGGGAGAACACCAAAATAGTAGGGGTTCAACGCAGATAACTTTATCATTAAATGAGTCGAACTGTAAAGATTTGGAAACTATACGTCGAGCGTTAAAACAAATAAGTGGGGAAAACATAAATGTAGGGATAACCATGGAAGGAAAATTAATGACTGTAAGATTTTCGTCTGCCGCAGTATACGATTTTATATTTTCCTATGTACATGGAACCCACGCAGATATAAAAGAGTTTGATATGTCTGCTCTTACAGAAAATCAAAGATTTAGGCGGGGGATTGTAGATGGGTGGTATGCATCGGATGGTGGAAACAGCAACCGCATATATACCACCTCTAAAAAATTGATAGATACCGGTGATGCAATTTTTACATCTCTCGGTATGAACACGACAATTGACGTTGTAGATAGAACCGGCGAAACGGAAATCAAGGGTAAAAAATATAATCGAAACTTTCCGCTGTGGTGTATTCGTTGGTATGAATCTACTAACAGAAGGGTTCTAAAAGATGTATATATAGTAAAAAATAATACCATGTATTTCAAAATAAAATCAATAGAAGAAGTTAAACCTACGGATGAATATTGTTATTGTTTTGAAATGAAAAACGAAAAGGAACCGTATTTTACCCTTCCAAGCGGTATCATTACTCACAATTGCCGACTTCTGTCTGATTCATCGAAGCTTACTGGGTTTATCAATTCAATTGGTGGTACAGCCCTTTCTATTGGTTCGGTCAAGGTTAATACTATTAATATTCGTCGTGTTTCCTTGGAGGCTAACCATGACGTAGAAAAGTTCATGGAAATTCTGGCTATGAGAACACTTCGCTGTTGCGAGGTTCTAGCTGTGCAACGCGATATCATACACCGAAACGTCGAGAAGGGACTACTACCGAATTACACCTATGGACTTATCGATTTCAATAAACAATATAGCACAATCGGAATTATAGGAATCTATGAAGCCTTGTGCGACTTCGGTTTAATTGCGACTGA